CGTTCGGAGCCGATCCGCGACCAAGGTTCTGGCCATCGAAGCCAGCCACTTTCGGGCGGCCTCCGGTCTGCACCTGGAAGGGGATGCGGGAAGGACGGTTAGAAACGGCCTTGATGTCGGAGCGGACAGTGAGCCGCTTCCACAACACCGAGGAAGAAAGGGTGAGATTTTCGAGTTCGGGGCGAAGCCATTCGGCTTGCGCTGCAATACTTTGGGATACGCCACCTTGGGCCATAATGAGACACTCCTGAATTGGGATTCAGCGTCGAGTGTCCTTCGCCCGTAGGCTGGCGGGACGCCGCCGGCGTTTACTCTTGTATGCTGTACTGCTAAACCGCTAAGTGGTTCGGTTTGTGGGTTTCCGTCCCCAATGCCACCTGCTTGAATGGAATCATAACATAAAAATATAGGAGCGCAAGAAACAAACTGCGCTCCTTATCTTAGGTTGGAGGAAATACATCGTTAGCGGCGGGGTGGTCCGGGGAGTTCCCACTTGACCTTTTTCCCGCCGATCAATACTGCTTGGCGATTCATCATCATGGAATGAGTGGTCGCCCCCCAGTCAATTTGATCGCGCTCGGGGCGCGTGCTGGGTTGAAATCCGTTTGATGCTTGCCCCAATGGGGGCGTGATGGGCTTGCCGTTCTGTGGAACCTGCTGTACCTTCGGCCCCGGCTTCTGTGGAACGTAGCGGTCAACCGCCTCGCGCAGGAGTTCCGGGATATGCTTCTTGCTGAAGGAACTGGCAAACTTCAAAAATCCGTTCTTGTCCTTCACCGCAAAGTATTTATTTAATGTCTTTTCTTGGTCCTTGATACGAAGTCCCAGCTTGGTCTGCACGCGGAGCAAGATATCCTCGCGCTGGGCGTCGGTGACCTTGCGACCTGCCAGCAGGCGATTCAATTCGCTGGAATAGATTTGATTCTGTTCCTGCGCTGATTCGCCTTTCCACTGGTTACGCACAAGCTCACTGTTGGCCGTTTCCAGTTCCTTAAGCTTGCTATTGTCAACCTGCTGCGCCTGCGGAGGAGCCGCGACCGGCTTCCGCGCCGTAGCATCCAACCCCTGGAACCACTTCACAATCTGCGATAACTGCTCGGCAGACTTGGCGGTATCGCCAGCGGCCAGGAAATGCTGCGCCAATTCCATGGCAATCGGGATACGATTGGCTACAGCATCTCCTACAATGCGCTGGCACATGTAGGATGCATAGCCTTCGGGATTTAGTTCCTCGAATTTATTGAAGGCCATCGGAGCGAGCTTCATGAACGCCTGCTGCGATTCCGGGCTCGATAGCATGAACTCCAGGGCCTTTGGATCGCCAGCCATGTAGTTCTGATCGAAATCATTCCAGCCCTTGACTTCGGCCTGAATCCCCTGGATACCCTCAGGTCCGCCCAGTTGCTCGATAGTCTGGCGAAGCTCGTTCACTTCCTTGAGGCCGCCGGGAAGGGCGCGGCGGATGCGGTCCTGGTCGAACAGCGCATCCCGTAGCGCCTTGGCTAGAGCCGGGTCTGTCGCCTTGATCTGCTCCAGAGTGGCCTTGGCCTTATCGTCGAGCCGCTTTCCGTCCTCAGAGATTGGCTTATAGGGGGCAGTGATGGGTGGTGGTGCCGGCTCTTGCGTCTCTACTTCCGCGCCTTCAACGGGCGCTTCAATTGGCTCTGGGGAAACATCTACGGATACATCGGCAGCGTCGAGCCCTGTATCCATGCCTTCGCTTGGCGTCATAACTCTCCTATATCAAGGGTGGTCCCGGTGGTGGGCCGGGGGGTGTTCCTGGTGGCGGCCCCGCTAATCCCTCATCCGTCGGGGCGGTGCCCTTTTCTTTCTCTGCCGGCGGCTTACCTTCTCCACCACCGCCTTCACCTTCGGCGGGCATCGGCGGCGGCATCATCGCTACCATTGCGGCGACGTGTGCCTTCCAATGGAGCACTACGTTCTGAATACCCTGCGTATTGCCAGCCGCTTTCTGTTTCAAGCAATCGGGACCGTTCAGCCAATCTTGGCACTTCTGCGCATGGAACTGGTGATAATCGTAATCATTGATCGGTACAGATGGCTGGTCGGGCGGTATCTGCGACGGGTCGAATGGTTCCGGCTGTAACTGCCCGGAGAGCGTAGCATCCGCGTGCATCTGCATGGCTCCCTGGAGCGCCATGGGAGATACGGTCGGTGCCTGCTGAAGCAACTCCTCGATCTCGATCTGCTGCGTATCCCGGGATTCAACCTGCGGAATAACGAGTTCCGCGAGCCCGAACTGCTGGAGCATTATACCTACGTTGTCTGGTGCCCCAAGTATCTCCGCTCCCACCGGCGACTGCGCCTGGACCAGCATATCGATCACACTGGTAAGCGTTGCGCGTTTCGCTGCGGTCGTCTCCGGGAAGCTCGAATCTTCGTCGGGATGGCAGCGGAACTTGCCCTTAGTTATATTGGTGAGCGTCAGCGATTGCGCAGTCTTACCATTGCCGGCCACCACAATCGGCTCTGCGTAATCCGGGTTTTTGGCAGCGCATAACGCGGCCTGATAGCGGATGTTGGCGAAGTGATGTTGCTGGACACCATAGAGCGGCCCCAACTGCCCCATCGCAGACTGCTGTGCCTGCGCGTATCCGTGGGCGGTTTTCTGGTCCTCCATCTGCGCTCCCCAAAGCGCTGGCGGAGTGGCGGTCTGATACTGCGTCAACTCACCAATGAGGAAACCTTTGTACTCATCGAAGGAGGGCGGCGTCATCGGCTGCTCCTCCTGATACACCTGATCGGAAGCCTTACCGTCTGCCTTTACCTTAAGGAGCGTTAGCGCGTAGGGCGTTGCTACCTGCCCCACCATCGCATCGAAATCCTGCTTATCGGTGTTGATGTAACGGCGCGGCCAGCCCACATCGAAGATAAGCCGCGTGGCGTTCATCGCATCGTTAAAAGCATCCTGGTTAACCAGCATGCAATCCATGGGCGCTTTGCGATACATGCCATCGCCCTCGTAAGCGAAGGCGATATCAATGTGGTCATCCATCGGCTCGGCATAACTCTCGGCGTAGGTTTCGCCAATGAACGTGAAGCAGGCCCCATCCGGGTATATGCTCCGCAGGATGTCGCCGCATTTGTCGGTAGTGCCTTCTAATTCCTCTTCGTAATCCTTACCCTCGAAGCACGCCGGGCGTAGCCAGCAATACATCCGCGTGGTCAGGTAGCTGAAGGATTCCCCCGTTGCCATCGTCTGCCGGGAACCTTGAAGCGCCCCGAGGCGGGCCAGCCTTTCGTATTGGTTTTCACCAAGGCCGCCCTGATTTCCTTGGATCTTTTCCTTGATCCAGGGATAGTCGGATTTGGCCTGCTTAACCTGCGGGTCGTCATAAAGAAAGACGTAAAGAGCATCGTCCTGGCACTTCGCCATGATGGGCACGCGAGATTCGAGCGTTCCGTACTCGGTGGTGATTTCGATAGATTTCGCGGTTCCCTGCTCCCCGTTCTCGCCATCGTTATAGCCGAACTTGGCTCCGTTCTGCACTGTGCGTGTCCAGGATATCGTGCGTCCACCCAGGAGCATGTACCGCATCCCTTGCATCTGGATGGATTTGACATTGTTGTTGCGGTCGAATAGCTGGCTGTATCCTTCAGCGGTGTTGGCAGCCTCGATATCTTCGGTGCGGTTGGGATCGTTGGGCTGGAAGTCCACGCCGGGAAGATTCTGCGTCAGGATCGAGAGAACAATACGCTCGGTGGGGTAGAATATATCGTAATCGTCCACGTACTGCGGAGCCTGAACGCTGGATCCGGGGGTGACGATACCGGAGGATATTTGAGCGAAGCCACCACTTTGTCCAGTCCCGGTCCACGCGAGATGCTGAAATCCGCGCTCATAGAAGCGGGCCTTACGGTCCCGCATGACCTCACGGCGACGGAGGTACGTATCCTGTTTCTGGAACTCTTTGATCGTGCCCTTGATGAGGTTGACTAACTGCTCGGGAAGATCGCGGTTATTCTCGCCAAAAAGACCATCGTACTGCTGCGATAACGGCTGTTGTTCTTGTTCGGGAGCAAGCGCGGGAGTCAATTGTTTTGGTGCCTCTCGGCCACAGCCTGGACTATTTTAATGGAATCCTCAACCCGCACGCGCTCCAGCGCGGCGATACTAGCCTTAGCGAAATCCTTACAGCAGAACTCATCGCCTTCGCGGTTGATGCCGGCGCAGAAAGGGCAGGTGATCGAGGATTGGTAGCCGTTCTCATAGGCGCGTAACTGCGCCATGATGTTCTGCATTCGCTCCTCGAAGCGCTCACTTTCCCTTTTGGCTATCACTTTTCGCTGCGCCATTTTTCTTTGCTGTTTCTCTCAAGCTCCCCTTTGGGGTGGCGGCATCCCACTCTGACACTTTAGACTCTCCCCCGAGCGCCTTCAGTCCCGATTTGGAATGCCCCCACCTTGCTTGGGCCTTACTCTGCCACGGCATATTACCGATTGTCTACGATGGTCACGATCACCGGACTGGCGAAAACAGCGGCATCTTTAATGCCGGTGGTCCCGCCCGCTGCGGTCCAGGTCGCATCGATGATGACGTTTCCGCCGCCATTGATCTGGGCAAAGTTGATTGCTTCCTGAAGGCCGACAGTGGCCGACGCCACCGGATCGCCTTCGGCGTGCGCGTCCGCAAATACCGCCGTGAAGTTCATCGCGCCATATGCTTCCGAGCTAGCGCTAACCGCACTCGGCGTGACCGCTTCAAAATTGGAATCGATTCCAACGTGAATCGGCGCAGTGGTCGCCAGCGGATAGAACTGGATCCCATCATGCGTGGTAGCGTAACCGAACGCCACGGTCAGAGCCGTGGTAGACGCCGCGATAGGCGCGTTATGAACGCTGAGGGCAGCCACACGGGGATTAACTCCGTAGGCAAAATTGAACGCGGCGTAATTCCCGCCGAAATAGGAAGCACCAACGATACCGCTCATAGACTCACTGTCTCCTTCGGGCCTGCGCCCTGGTTGACTACATTCCGCTCAATTGAGCGTGTTGGGCTGGCGGCGGCGCGGCCTGTGCCATGTCGCCCGCTGGAGCCATTGACTGATCGTCGGGAATAAACTCTGCACCGCAATGCGGACATACGACCGGCGGAGCCTGCATCGCCATATCGTCTACGCCTGCCATATCCATGGGCTCTCCACCGCTGGCATCGGCAGCGGGAGGCGGCGGCGCGGCCTTCGCGCCAGCCATCTTGTCGGAGGCCATAGCCTTCTGTGTATTCAGGTGGTGACCGCCCTTTTTATCAAATGGCACTGGATGCCTCCCTTTCTTCGAACTCTTTTTCCATCGCAGCCTGATACTGCTTGAAGGTCTGCGTTTTGATGATCTTATGTTCCGGTTCCGGCGTCTGTGGCGGAACGTACTGCGCTACTTGCAGGCGCGTGACTTCGGCGCGTAGTTCTCGGATTTCGTTCTGAAGGATTCCAATGGTATCCTGATTCGCGGTTATGCGCCGCGCTTGCTCTGCGCTATGACTGGAGATATTAAAGACAACAGACGTTAAATCTGTTATCCCCAACCATCCGCGTAGCCACTGCTTCATGCGTAAGAGTATAACCCTGAAATTCAACATAACGCAAACCTTTTCACTCTCTTGGCCTCCAGCGCGGGGTTGCCCCGCTCGTCCGCTGCGGGTTGGCGGCCTCAAACTGGCGCATCGCCATAGCCCGGGCGGTCATCGCATCGGAGGTATCGCCGGGGATCGATTCGTAAATATCCCGCATGATAATCTCGCGGGGCGCGGTGCGCGGATCCAGGTAGCTCTTATACAAGTAGCGCACGCAATCCCCAACATCATCCGCCAATGATCCCGGTACTTTCAGTACATCCTCCAGCTTCCCCGGGTGCTTGTTATCGTGAATCAGCAGCGGCATGGAACTGATGGTTTGTGGGCAGTTGGCCGATACAAACAGGCAGTTTCCGGGCTGAACCGTGATGTTCCCGAATAGGGAGCAGGTCTGCTGAAAGCCGTTCCAGAGCAAGCGCCAGCCACCTACCCTATCCCCTTCGGTCATGCGCTGGTTGTCCGCCGGCTCCGGGCTAGGAAGCTGCGCCCGGTTGAGCTCCGCAGTCAACTGCTCGGCTACCGTGTTGGCCGCGCCGCGCTTCGACCAAGCATCTGGGCCCAGGTAATGCCGCTGAATATGACGGCGCTCGGATTCCGGCGTTTCCTTGACGATGAGGCGGGCAAGGTCCGTTTCGCTGGTGTCTCTGGCTATCAGTTCCCGGTAGACGATCACGATATCTACAGCAAATTGACACGAAACTCCTAGTATCTTCTGGAGTTGGTCGGGCGACACCTTCCCGGCTGCGCCCCAGAGATGGACGGCGTAATGCGCGAAGCCCCAGTCCGTTGCCGTCCATCTAACCCACCATGGTTGAATTAATAATTCGCATTGCTGCGGGGTGAGGATAATCTTGGATTCGTCCCATACGCCCGCGAAGTACTGGCCCGCGAAGGACTCAAAGGAGCCCAGAAGGTGTCCTGCTCGTAACGACTGCGGGAGTGCATTCAGTTCCCGCCCGTACTGAGTCTGGTTGATAAATAATTCAAATCTTTCTTCGTTCTTTAATTTGTAGAAGTCATAATCCGGCATGTCGATCTGGCCACGGAACCACTCGTAGTTGTCCCAACCATACGCCTGGATGAAAACGTAGTCTGTCGGCTGCTCGTTGTCCTGGTACTGCTTCAGGTAGAACACACGTCTTAGAAACTCGGTGCCGATGCCGCCGGGGTTGAAAAACAGGCCCATTTTGCAGAATCCAGCAGGGCGACCGGGCCAGCGGTTGGCGGTTTTGATGATGCGGATCTCTTCGCCCGAGAACTGTTCGGCCTGATCGAGCAGCACAAAGGCATATTCAGGTCCCCAGAACTTGCGATTAACCTCGGATGCGGATTCTGCATACACGAACTCAATGACGCTCTTGCCAATCTTGATTTCGGCATTCGAGACACTATAATAGGCGCGGAGTTCGGGGAACTCGGCCAAGATCGGGTCAATGTGATTGACCTTCACATCGCCGTAAACGCGGCGAACAATCGCAATCCGAACTCCAGGGAACTCGATAGCAAGGAGTAGCGCCGTATAGCGAACAGTCGCAGACTTGGCCCCGCCGCGAGCACCACCGAATGCGACCATCGTAGGAACCTTCTTGCCGGTGGCCTTCAGGTGATCGAGGCATTCCTGCTGCTTCGGCTGTAACCTTATTGTTTTCATATAACGCCGAACAAATCAAGACCCTGGAAGGTATCGCGTCCATACTCTCGCCACCATAGTTTACACTGCGTTTCCTGCCATGGCATTGCATCCGGTTTCAGGTGGTGCATCCACTTATCGTATGGCTGCCACCACTCTTCCGGAACCATTGCCATCCGGCCTTTTTCGTAGACGGCACGGTTATACATCTCATCCACTTCATGGACCGGCTTGCGCCCGGGCCAGCGCAAAACCTCCTGCATCTTATAGCAGGCTTGCTTGGCACGCAACCGCCGGTCACTCACAAACTGAAGGTGCATCAGGCCGCCCTCGCCTTGCCTCCAGGGGCGGTGGTACTGCATCGTCATCCCCATGGGCCGGCGGTGGTGAAAGTCGTAGCCTTCCCGGGAGCGCCAGTAATAATTAGGATTATCGAGGAAGGCGGTAGACACCCAGTTATTGCCCCACACTCCATCTGTATGATAACAATGGATCGAATCGCGCAAACCCACCCAGGGAGGGGCGAAGTCATGCATGGGCCCAATGGTTTCTATCTCCGGCCTTATCCTATTAATAAGGTTACCGCTCAAAACTTCGTCGGCATCCACGATGGCTATGTGGGTAGCTCCCCACATCCGCGCCTCGTGCAGCATCCGCTGGCGGTACTCCATCTCGCGCCACTCCGGGTTGGCTTCCCACAGGATTTGCACCTTCTGTGGATATTCCTGCTGGAGTTCCACGAGGATATTATGTGTTCCATCGGTCGAGGCATGATCCAATATAATAAGGTAGTCGAGCCACATCAGGGCGGCCCGGGCTGATAGTCCTACAATCCAATCCTCATTACGGCAGAGCATGGTACCGCAGAGTTTCATTTCCATGCGAGCAGGTTTCCACCTATCTCCCTCTGGTTTGAAAGACCAAAGAATCTCAGATGCTCTTTAATTTGCGGGATCACGGGTTGCGGGTCCAGCTCAATACACATCATTTCAGCCAGAGGCCCATCGCGCAGCACTTCCCAGTTCATGCCTTCGACATCGATATTGATGAAGTCGTATGGGCCGGGGTGGGCCTCCAGGAACTTCGTCCATTTCATGGCCGGAACGGTGATTTCCTGGTACTTAATTGAGGAGTTATAGCCTTCGATGATGGCCTTATGGCGGGGATCGGTGGTACTTAATGCGTCCTCAACCGCCCAGAACCGAACTTTCCCATTGACGGAGGATGTGTCGGGCACAATCGCCGCCTCCACAGCCTCCACGCCAGGAAACTTCTCCACGTTCTTAGCCAGCCAGGGATAAGCGAAAGGGCTAGGCTCCAGGCAAACCCCGGTCCATCCAGCCTCCATCAGGCAGCGAGTATTGGACAGATGCACGCCATCATAGGCCCCCACATCCAAAAAATGTCCATGTCGCTTACCGAAGTGTTGCAATATAAAGACATCCTCACCATATTGGCTATGCACCGATTTGCACCCACTTGTTTTCAGGAAGGCTCATAAAGCACGTCGAACAGGGCATCGGCCAGTTCTGGATCCTCTCGCGCCAATCCACGCAGGGCCCGAATCCGGTAGCGTGATCGATGCCGGCACCCGGGCAGCACGGCCAGAACTTAGAATCGGCGTAACTCACAACTTCGGAAAAGGCGCGGGGGCACGGCTTGCCTCCGCCCGGCTGATTCCGCGGAAGGAACGTCCCGGGGAAGAAGCGCACATCGTGATGCGTTTTCTTCAAGTGCTCCATCGCTGGCGCGTTCTTGTCATCGTAAGGCGTGGCCTGGATGAAGTCGAAGTGCGCGAGCAGCCCGGCGTATTCGATGGTCTTAAAACCGTTGGTGGTCATCGTCAGGATGCGGTTGCCGAACAGATCCTTAAATCTTGGGACAAATTCCCGAAATTTGGGATGTGAAGTAGGCTCGCCGCCGAACAGGTCAATACGGTCGATCCCATAGATGAATGGGGCCAGGGCCTCGAAGTACTCCCATGGGTGGTGGATCGCGGGCCGCTTGTTCATATTGATGGCGCAGCAGCAATCCGGGCACTTGCGATCACAGACGGTGGTGATGTCGAGTTGGATGCAAGTGATCTTACGCATACTTTGTGTTCCAAAGTAACACGTTATACCCAAAATCCTGTAGCACTTTCCAATCGGGCAGCATCGCTAACAGTTCTGGTTTCAACGCCTGCCCTTCGTATAGCTCTACTTCAGGCTCCGCCTCGATCATCATGTAGTGAGTGCTACGCAGGGCCTTTCGGCCCCCTTGGATCATATCCCGCTCGGCTCCCTGGATGTCGCACCACAGTAGATCAATATTTCCAATATCCTGCTCGCGGCAAAAATCATCTAATGTCCAGCATGTAATGCTGCTTTTCTTTTCAAATGTTACTTCCGGGAAGTGCTTTAGGTGGCCGCTTGGCTTACGGATAGATCCAGATGCTCGGTTAAGGCTAGTATGGTTTTCGGAAGCGTAGAAGCAAGACGTTCCGTTATGGCCCGCAATAAGGCCCCAGAAAAGCTCAGACCCAGATACCTGATTCCTTCTCATGCATTGAAAATTATTCCAGTCCGGTTCCACCATTACATATCGTGGATGGTTGACCAGAGGAGCTATCCACTTCGACTCCTCGCCCAGGTGAGCGCCGAGTTCCACGATCACTGGGTTATTCCACCCGCTGATGATGCCGCGTATCGCGTCCTTCTCGGCTTGGCTAGACACTCTTTACCCGCTTCCGTCGATTGTTGGCTTGTTGTTTTCTGGTGGCCCAATAACAATTAGATGGGGTGTAGTTATCGTTATTATTCCTTCGCTCGATAGTGAATGATGGATCTGGCTTAGCCCCCATGTCATCAATGAAGTTTTCAAAAACTTCCCACCTTTTACATACCCTTATACCGCGTCCGCCGTAGCGGGCATATGCATGATATCCAGGGTTAGAGCATCTCCAAATCATATGATGCCAGGATCTATATTCAGAACTCCCGGACATGCCATGCGTTGGGTTTCCAAGGGCTAATCTTTCGTTACGCAAACAGTTGCAACTCTTCCTGTGCCCGGAAATTAAAGCGGACGACCTAACCTCTATCAGCGTTCCGCAATCACACAGACACACCCACCACCTACGCCCATCGGCCTTAGAAAAATACTGAACCGTCAGTCTGCCGAATTTTTGACCCGCTAGATTATGCGCCATCGAAGGTAATTGAAAGTTTTCCCCAATTTACAAGCACAGTCTCTTCTGTTGGCGGTAGATGGTTAGTGTTCCACTCCAATCCCGCATACGCCGTGAACCTTGGTCGCTTGATGAACTTCGTCATCCCGAACTGATGGGCCTGGATCGAGAGTACGGTTTGATCGAAGCGATGGCCTTTGACGCGAGGATCGGTAGACACAAAGCCGGGATTGCGCCCCACGTTACCGGCGGTGTGCCGGCCAGGGAACAGCTTATCGCTATACGCTGCGGATTTCCATTGCTCCAGCAGCGCTACGCATTCGCCATGCCTGAAGTCCAGACCCACGCAGTAGGAACTGAGTTCCGGCAGTGTCATCAGCCACTCGCGGGTAACTCCCATCCCATCGGCGCAGGCGTCGGAACACCACTCCCCAACGATCATTTCGTTGTCACAGAAGTAATAGCCGGTAGCGGAGATATACTCCACAAGAGGGAGGATCTGATTGACGGGGTAAAAGGATGCATCCAGCCAGATGCCGATATCGAAGCCATCCTTACGGAGCGAGTCCATTGCGAAGGGCTTGGCGCAGTAGCCGGAGTAGTCGTAATCTTCCACGATCATCTTAGGTGCATATTCTGGAAGCGCGTCAACCCAGGCGCGGATCAGATAGCCGGGGCTGACGGCCTTGAAGCGCTGGATCATTCGGGCGACCAGGAGGGGGTAGATTCCACCCAAGCCCACGGTGCAGATACCCACCTTAAGATGGCTCATGCGATTGCGAACTTGGTAACGCGGCTTTGCCAAACAGATTTCCAGTCTATAG